GCGTCAGCTCCTTCTAAACCAAACTTTTCTTTGTAAGCGTCAATAACTTGCTTAATAACATCATTATTATTTTTTAATCTATCTGATGTTTTAAATATTTTTTCACCAATCGCCTGTATTCTTGCTACAAGAGATGGTGCTCTGATAGCTGACAATGTAGGCTTTACACCAAAACCACCTCGAACAACTGTGCCATCTTCTTTCGTAACAACACGATTAACAGCTTCAATCTTTTCATCAGCAGATAATCTTGCAAAATCTGCTGGTTTAATTATATTACCAGCTTCATCAATTGGTGGTGATGTTGACAGTCCTGCTGTATCTAATTCAGTGGCAGTAAGGTCTTTACCTGGCGTAACTCCACGTCTAACAGCTCTAAAAGCACCTGCAGCTAAACCGAATGTTAAATCGCTAACAAAACCTATCGCTGCTTCTTTACCTACATCACCAGCTATGTCTTTAATGTCTTGTTTTTGTACACCAGCAATAGTTTCGCCTAACTCTTCTACAGCCTGACCTCCACCAGCACCTATACCAGCACCTATGGCAGCACCAACAATAGGTATAGGTATAGCTAATTGACCAGTTATGGCTCCAGTTACACCACCAACTAACTCTGGTGCTATGCCTGCAAGATCAGAAAAGTCGTACTTACTAAAACCTTCTTCATCAACAAGAATATTTCTATCTGTCTCTTGTCCAAACTTAGCTGCACCAGTAGGTGTAAGAGCTAATCTACCTCTATTATCTCTTAGAAAATCATCATCATTTAGATCAAATTTACGAAGTATTGCATCTTCTTCTTCATTTGTTTCTGCTACACTTAATGCAGAACGCAAAGCATTACTTCTTATACCAGTGCTAGAGTCGAACAATTGTTCGAGTTTATCAGCAGCATTTGGCTCTTGTTTTGATACTCTTCGACCAGCACCAGACTGTCTTATAATGTTATTAATCTGTATTGATTCTTCAAGAGTTGGTTTATCACCTGCTATGGTGATATTTACTTTACCCTGTGGTGTATTTAAAACAACTTTACCCATTTATCTCTTCGTCAAATCTATGTTTATTGATCCATCACTACCAACTGTAGCACCATATACACCTTCTGTTCCAAAAGTTATAGCTTCATTTATAACTTTTAATGTATCATTGTAGCTTTCATCACTCATATGATTTTTTCTTTGTCCAAATTCATTAAAAATACCTTCTAATGTCCTTTGTGGTGCATCAAAAATAACACGAAGTTGTGCAAAATTCTCTAAATTTTCTTCTAAAGGTTTTAATGGACTTATCTTACCAAGTAATTCTTGTAGTCTTTTAATGTCACCTTCAGAAATACCATTACCAGTTTCTTTTGTTAAAAACTTTTTGTACTGCGAGATAAGTCTTCTTTGTAATATTTCTATTTGTTTTTCTTCGCTAATATTTAATTCACCTTTGTTTAATTTAAAGTCTTTTGCATAATTATCATTCCCAATACCTAAAGGTTTAAGTAATCTTTTACCTCTTTCTAAAATAATAGTAACAGCAGATGCGTCACCTTTATTAGCCAAAGCTCTTGTAAGATCTTCCATTTGATTAATGCTATCTTTAGCTTCCAATACATTTCTATAAGCATCAGCATGAGATTTAGCCTCAGATTGAGCATTTAAAAATACAATGTTATTGTTACCAGCTACGTAACCCTTGTTAATTTTAAGGTTAGGTTGATTCAACAATCTTGCTTCTGTGATTTTGCCTTTAGGATCAACGCCTTTATTAGCAAACTCAAGTCGTTTAATAAGCAAATCATTGCTAAGTTTCATTTGCTCAAGTGCCTGCTTATTAGCATAACCTCTAAATTCTTTAGCCACTGAAGCTAAAGCAGTTCTTTTTTCTTTAGCTTTAGCTAATTCTGCTGCACGATCTGCTTTCTGTTCTTGTAAGGCAAACTTACCAGCAGCTATTTGACCAGCTCTTGCCTCTTTTCTAGCTGCTTCAAATTTAGGTAATGCCTCTTGACCAGCACGACCAACTTCGCCAAGTATGTTGGACAAGTTAAAACCTTTACCAGCTCTGTTTTGCATCAGTGATAACCCTAATGCCATGAGTGCAGCTCTATTGTCAGGCTCTCCTGATATATCTATACCTGTTGCCTTTGCAAAGTCTTTTTTGTAATCATCTATAGTCTTAGTTGTTTTAGTTTCAGTGCCATCACCATACATATTTTCTATATCTTTCATAGCATCTGTAAATAATTGTGCTTGAGCAGCCTTCTTTTTTACTTCAGGATCAGTAACTGCTTTAAGCTCTTCTTCTGTATATGTATCTGTGTAATCAAGATCTTCATCAGGTGCTGATGCTGTAATTTGTTCACTCTCTGCACGTTTAATTGCATCTTGCTCTGCTTGAAACTCACCAGGTAAATCCTGTGTTGCATCTGCTACTTTTGTATCGGTTGTGACCGTGCCTGCAAACTCGTCAGCAGTCGACTTACTTTTAGATGCTTTATCAAGTATTGCTTTTTTTTGAGCAGCCTCTCTTTCTGCTAAAGTTTGTCCTATTATGGGATTAGGACCAAGAGCACCTCTTGGAACAGTTGTATCTACAGGTAACCCTAATTCTAATCCACCTGTGCCAGTTGCCATGCGTTGTGCTTGTTTTTGTCTTCCTAGCTCGGTAAATAATGGATCAGTTAATGCAGTTCCTGTGGTTGATACCAAAGCATCTATTGGAGTTTTTATTCCTTTGTAAACATTACCTAATGCTTGAGGTATATTTAAAAAACTCTCACCTAATATAGAAGCACCTTGACCAAGAAGAGTGTCAGCATCTTTACTACCTAGAGCACCAGTGTAATCTTTAAATCCAAGAACATTTAAAAACTCTTGATTTTGATCTGCTTGTCTATTTAGTTCTTTTAAAAATTGTGAACCTAAATTTCTTTGGGGGACTAATTGATCTACTAATCCTTGTGATAATGTCTGCTTTGGAGCCATATTTCTACCTTACTTAGAATTTGTACCACCAAAAGGTGCAATCTGTGACAATGTTGTATAAGCTCCAACACCTTGTAAAAATGGGTTTGCACTAGGCATTGTGGCTTGTTGGAATGTTGATGGCATTGAAGCACTAGGCATTCCTTGTAATAAATTTTGTCCGAGTTGCAATCTTGTAAATGGTTCTTGTGCTTGTGACAATAAGTTTGCTCGATTAGCGTCTAATTGTGCCTGTTGTTGTCCTTGTCTTAATGCACCAAGTTGAGATAGTTGTGAAACATCTGCTTGACCTAAAGCTTGTTGTAATCTGCCAATATCACTTGTTGTACCAGCTAGAGTTCCAAATGCTTGACCAAGACCACCTGATAATCGACCTGCATTTTGTGCTGCTTGCAAAGCAGTTGTAAAGCCTTGTGATAATAATCTTGATAGAGTATCACCCTTAACTTGTTGTAATCCTCTCTCTGTTTCAGCTCTTTGGACTCCCTCTCGTGATCCACCAAAGGCTCCTGATTGAATTGCTCGTGCATCTGCTCCAGCTCTTCTCATGTCAGCTTGCCTGTTAAGCTCTCTCATAGAGGCATCAATAACCTGCTGTTGAAAAGGATTTTGAAATTGTTCGATAGCATCTGGCTGTAAAAATTGCAATCCTGATGTAAGTGCTTGCTGTGCAGCTAAAGTTTGATCTCTAGCACCTTCTATAAATGGTCTGAATGACCCAGTTAGGTTTTCTCCTAACGTAATTGCCTTTTCTCTTAATGGATCCATACCAGCAATTTGAAAACCAGGAAGATTTAAAGGAGAATCAATTAACCCTGGAGATGTTTGATCTTCACCATCAAATATACCAAAAGCTGATTGCAATAATCTTTTTTGCAAGCCCTCTAAAAAAGGGGGTAATCTTTGTATATTTTCAACTGTTTGTGTTGACATTATGCCCTCTTCTCTAAGTTATCCATCATATTGTATGCTCTTTGTATGCCTTTACGTGAATTACCATCACCTAATCCTTTAACAGCATCTTTTGTCAAAACAAATTCACCAGCCATTAACATTGCAGGAACATCATCTTTTGTTCCTGATCCTTCAGATGGATCTATGCCACCAGTTCTTCTAGGAAAATCCATTATATTACCACCATCTGCAGCATATGTTATGCCACCTATTCTTCCACCAGGTCCTCCTGCACCAAATGGTCTTTTTTCAAATGCTGTTCGATCGTCAGTTGGCTCATCACTACCTGATAATAATTGAGCTAACAGACCTGCAGTTAAACCCTCACCCATTGGAGTATTTAACAGTCTTGCCAATAAATTATCGCCACCAACACCAGCAGACTTAAGCAACTCTGCACTAAATGTTCTTGGTTTAAAAGTCTCAGCAATTCCTTTGGTTGCTGCCTCTGTTGGAACTGAGCTCACTCCCATTTTCGCAGCAATTTCTGGGTTTCCAGCCATTGTTTTTGCTCCAGACTGAGCAATTGTTCGGTTTGCAGCTTGACCAGCAGCCTGTTCTGCACCACTAAAACTATCAAAAGCAGCACCACCAACACCTGCAATCAACGCATCTCTTAACGCATCTTTAGTTTTGCCACCCATTAATTTAGAAGTTAAAGCTCCAGTAACGGCTCTTTGAAAGAAAGGACTCATACCAGTAGTGCCAAGTGCAGCAGGTCCTAAAAACGCTCCAATAGCTATGGGTGCAACAGATTTTAATAACTTACCTAAACTCATGGCTCTATATTAACCTATATTTATTATTACGTCTATGTCTTAACTTTAATTGTTCCATTATCGTTAAATAATGATCCTGCTTCTAAACCCTCACTTGATGTTGGTAAATCAGTAAGTGTTATTTTTGTACCACGTAATTCACCAGGATTTTGCAATTGATTAACCAACTGACTTAAACTTCTTACCATCTCACTAAAATATTGTGGATCATACTCATCTGGTGGCAAGGAGAAATTTGGTGGTACAAGTTGTCTACTCATCTATCTCCATCCCTTCTTAAATCAACTCTATTTGTTCCAAGTCTCCAATTAACTTTTGGTGTAGTGCTTTCAACTCTTAATCCAAAAGATCTGCCTCTTAATCTTAAATGATTGATTTCTGTTGATGATGTTACAATATTTTCAGATGTTTTTACAAAACCACCATTAGGAGATCTTTGTGCTTTTAATGAAAACAAAGCTTTTTTATCGCTTTCATTTATATCATTATCACTATTATCAAAGCTAACGTCAGGTATCATTCTTCTCAAAAATACAAATTGATCACCATCTTGTATATCTATAGGACTTGATTGTATAAATGATGTAAAAGCAGTGCCATCATTATCATTACCCTTTTCATGGTTGTACAAAAGATTAGAGTCAGTGGCTATAGGATATTGATAAACTCCACGATCTAACCACGAACTTCTTTTTAAGTTACCTACATACCATATTTTTTGATCATAATTATACACTACATATTTATCATTTTCTCCATCACCACCATTTGATACTGAATTTGTGGTTGATGGATAAAACCAAAAGACCTCTCCAAAAGCTGAATTTACTCCTGCATAAACTTTACCTGCTTGATTTTCATTAAAATCTCCAAGTACAAAATCTCTAACAGAACATGGAATCACTTGGACACGACCATCATATATATAAAAACGATCATAGCCCATCCACATAACAGCATCACCTACAGCAATTGCACTGTTAAATCCACGGACAGTTATCGCACTAGCTAATTGATTTATACCAAAAGTAAAAGGTGGTCCTATAAATTGCATACTATGTACAGAAGTATCTGTTAAAATAATTATTTCTCTTCTTGTTTTGACTGCTGTAATTATCTCTGATCCTGAACCTATTCTTAAACTACCTGCAGTATTTGTAGCAGATGGTGTCCAAAAAAAAGGATTTTCTTGAGAGCTAAATCTAACTAAAAGTCTATCTTGTTCCTGAGAACCTAAAGGACTTGCTCCAAAACAAATAACATGACGATCTCGTTCAGAGACTATTACTTTTCTTGATTTAAAAGGAGCTGCGTCAGATAATTCTAAAAATGACTTAGCCCGTGTGCTTGTGCCAAGAGTTTTGTCCCAGTAAAATAAAAAACCATCTCTCTGATTAAATATTAAATCCTCTCCAAAATTATCTTGAGACCATAAACGTAGTGATTCTCCAGTAATTGTATCGTTGGATCTTTCTCCCCATCCTGTAAAATCATCAGTGGAATTTGTATTACCAGTGGCTAACTGTACAATACTTCCGTCAGCATGAGCAGATGCTGTTGTTCCCTCAGATCCTCTTGTAACTGTTAAATTATTTGAAGAGACATTTGTAACTGTTAATAATTCATTATCAATCAATATAACATCTGTTGCGACAATTCCAGAAGCAGTAGTGACAGTAAGCGTTGTATCAGAATTAGAAAATTCTGCACCCTCATTTATTGTTGTAGTTAAAGCAAAGCTATTTGTACCACCCCATTTTCCTGCACCCCAACCAGTACCAGGCACAACAGTGTTTATACCTATATTAAACTGATATTCGGCATCAGCAGAGCCAGCTCCTGTAAGAGCTGCATCAGCATTACCACTTAAAGTTATTACATAATTTGCACTATCAGTTACAGATGTTATAGAAAATTCATTGTCTAGTTTAGTATTTAGAGCACTGTTTCCAGTATTAGCGTTACTAAATGTAACGAAACTACCAGTTCCAGCTCCATGATTAGGATCATTAACAGTTACCGAAGCAGAAGATGTAGTTGTTGTAAATGTTATTGCCATTTTAAGAAATACCCACTGTAACTGTTGATTCATTTGTAACAGATATTGTTACATTACCTACTGCTGTATTCATTCCTATGTCTACTAGTGTTGTATTTGTAATAATTGTTGGAGTGCCAACTGCTGTTGTGCCAACTACTTTTAATTCATCTACTGGATTTTCTGACTCTACAGAAATTGTCTGTGCATTGTCTATTACAACTGTACCCACTGCACTAGTTCCTGCATTTCCAGTTACCAATGATTTTATAGTATCTCCATCAAAGTCAACAGTTGTCACACCATTTTCAACTTTTCTTCTTATTGGAGTTATGTCTTTTAAATCAAGGGATTCTTCAATATAAAATTTTATTTCTGTACCAATACCAAGGTACTTATCACCCTCTAAATTTGCCCATGCATGTAAAGATCTAGATGTCCCTAAAAAAGTGGTGACTGCATATTTTTCCCATCCACCAAGTTTTTCTGGATAACCAAAACGAAAACGAATAAGATCGCAATCATTCCAACCACCTTTATTGGAATAAGATGTTGTTTCTTTGTTAATACCAGGTCTAAATTTTAAAGATGTAATTGGCATAGTAAAATAATATTACAATTTAATGTGAAAAATGTCTATACCAACCCGTGGCTATATATTTAATATTACTAATAGGTGGATTACCTCTATGAGTGTGAGTAAAATAGGCTGGAAATAAAACCATAGATCCTATTTTCGGCTTAATTCTCATAGAATAATTTAAAAACTCAAGCTCTCCACCTTCTTCAACATCATTTAAAAAAATGCTCCAAGCTAAAAATCTTGTTTTGCTTTCGTATGGACCAGCGTTATTTTCACTATGCCAATTATGAAAGCCACCAGAAATAGGCGTTTCTTGAAATTTAAAGTTTTCAAAAAAAATATTACCATCTTCAAAAAATGAAGAACAATTGTTCGGAAAAATTTGTTTGTATAAATTTAAATATTCATCTAATGCTTTTGAAAAAACTTTAGAACAATCATCTGTGGTCATGGATTCTAAAGTTGACTGCCCATCCCATTGTTTGTCTACTCTTTGTGGTTGATTCGAAACTATAAAATTATTTTGTGAATTTAATTTTTCAATAATTTTTTCACAAATTTTTGGTTTTATAGCATTATCAATAGTAACGATAAAGTTTTTTACATCCACTATTTTATCCATTATTAAAGTCCTCCTCTACCAAAACATAAGATATGCGTCACCAACTCTTGAAAGAACATATTGTTTCATTCTTTTAAAAGCAAAATCTAAATCATTTAATAAAATTTCAATGTCCTCTGTGCCAGTATAAATTCTTAAATATTGACCAGACGGCACATAACTTGATTTTAATTTTCTAATTTTAGATACGTCTGTTGTTGCTAATAAACTATGATTCCCCCCCCACGAAGTGCCTATTTTAAATATCTTACAATTATTTACTAATTCATTTACAGCTTCTTTTGAAATATTATCTTTAAACTCCACAGCAAAAACACCAGAAGCACCTTTAAAATATTTTTTCCATACTTGATAATCTGGATGACTTTCTAAAGCAGGGTGAATGACTTGTTTTATTTCTTCTTTACTTTCTAAAAACTTTGCTATTTCAATACTATTATTAGATGATTTTTTTAATCTAATAGACAATGTATCTAAACCTCTTAGAACTAAATAAGCATCATCAGAACTAACACATATTCCACTGTTTCTGCACCATCTTTGTAGTTCTGATAAATATTTTTTGTTAGCTAAAGTCACACCCATCAATACATCCGAATGACCTGAGGCGTATTTACTTATAGCTTCAATAACAATATCAGCACCAAAATCAAATGGATTTAAATATAAAGCAGTTGCCCAAGTATTATCTACAATGGATTTTAAATTACGTTTTTTACAAATTCGAAGTACATTTTTTACATCTGCTAATTCAAAGGTATATGCACCAGGACTTTCAACATAGATTGCTCTTGTATTTCTTTTTATTAAAGTTTCTAATTTTTTTAAATTTCTTGGATTATAAAAAGTAAACTCTATTTGTAGTCTAGGAAACTCTTGTTCAATGTATCTTCTTGCAGATTCTAGTACACAGTCTGGTATCAAAATATGATCTTTTGATTTTAAAATTGACATCAATGCTACTGTTATAGAAGTCATACCAGAAGGTGTTAAAACGCAACCATGTGCATTATAAAGATTAGACAAACGATTAATTAATAAATTAGTTGTTGGTGTACCCTCTCTTCCATATTTATTTTTAGTTCTAAAATCTTCCATGTTAGAACTTGTAATTGTAGTTGCTCTATGGATGGGTGGAGACAATGTACTCATGGAATTTGAACATCTACTTTAATATTACCTGAACATATTACACTATCTCGACCAAAAGATCTGTGTGGCAACCAACCTGGAAATAGTATTATATCTCCTTCTTGAACTGTTATTTCATGTTCTTTATTTTCTGCTATAAATAAAATTTTTCTAATATCATCACATTTTAAATACCAAACAAAACTATAATAACCAGGTGCAGATCGATGTGTATGTAATTCAAAATGTGTTTGTTCTGTAAACTCAGTCATCCACATATCCATCATATCCATGTTTTTCGGATATCTTACAATAGCGTCTCTTAAACTAGTGCAGTAATGAGTGCAATCAACAAACAAGTCTAACAACACATTTGAAATATATGGTTTAATGTATTTATCTTGTATTTCTATAATTTGATGTAAGTCCATTTTACTAAAAAACTTTGGCTCAACACAAGATCTTACTTTATTATTTACTACATATTCATTCTGTATGGGATATTTTTTTACATCATCAATAAAAGACTTGTTAATACTTCTTGTTATTTTACCAAGAGCTATTTTTGTAGGTGTCATTATTGAATATACGGAGTTCATAATGGATTACCTTCTTTATCAATAATACCATATTTTTTATGTGATTTACATTTAGGACATATATCACAAGTCCAATCACCTGAGTTACAACTTCTAACTAATTTTTTTAAATCCATTTCCAAAGAATCCCAAGATTCTTTTTTGTTTTTAAAACTATCTATGCCAGTGCCTTTGTAAATTGTAGCTGGAGTGCAATACTGAATATCTTGATTAGTGCCTCTATTTCCTACATCCAAAAAATATTGAAAGTTTTCGTGAGTGAAATATCCAGGATAAGTGCCTAAACCATAAAAATCATCAGGGTTGTATCTATCTTTTAAGATATCGTCAGAAAAAGTAAAATGCCCTATCCACATTTTTTTTATTCCATAAGTATTACAGAACTGAGAAGCAAAAAAAGCACCCCATTGATTATCAGAACCAAAATAACTGCGTTCATCATGCTCGTCTAAAGTTGTTAACACAGTGGCTTGTGAATACTCAAAGTCACCATATTTTTCTCTCACATATTTAAGAACATTATTCGCTGCAATGTTTTGTAATCTAATTCTTGGTTGTGCTCTTTTTGCCCAACCCATTTCAATATAAAGCACTCTTACTTTTTTCTTTTCTTGCAAAAAGTGTTTTAGTAATACTGTGCTATCTATACCCCCTGAGAAAAGAAGTAATTCTGTATCACTCATATAAACTAACCCTTTGGAAAATTTTCAGAAATAAGAGTGGGTCTTGAATATGCTCTGTCATTAATATACTCAAGTCTTGGTCCTGCTCCAAAGTAATTTATATTAATAGTTATTCTAAAAGGAACATTAGTTGGCGAGGAGCTTGAATGTGGTGTTGCTGCATTAAAAATCAACAATCTGTTTTCTATGGCTTCTATCTCTGTGCCATCTGCCATGTAAGTTGGAGCATCACACGCAGTCACATAAAACAAAGCTCCTTGATGAAACATTTCATAATCTATATGTGGTGCGTGTATATTATGAGCTCCTGTTCTAACATACAAGTTAGCTTTAATTCTCATCAAAGCATTAATATGTATTTTGGATGTCAAGTTTATAAATGGATTTATATCAACATCTTTTCTCCATTGATCTGTTGCATAGTCTTGGACATTAAATATAAGTTTAGCAAGATAAAAGTCTTCATTTGATGTATCGTATGCATTTATTTTTTGACTTACATTCCAACCCATTCCTGTAGTCATATAATCCTTCAACAAACCAAAATCTTGCAACGGAAGAAAATTGTCCCACACAGCATAATAACAGTCACCAAAGGTGCTAAACTCGCTACACTTTTTTGTAAATTCATTTTTATCCATATCTATTCCTTTTATCTAAATGATGGACCAAGAAACCAACTCACTAGACTATACCTGATACCTTTAGTGACTGGTTGGACTCCGTGATTTAAATAAGACGGAAAGAAAACAACTGTTCCTTGTTCTCTTGCATCTTCTTGTACAAAATTTTGTTTATCGTCTGGAAACTCTAACTGACCACCTTCATAATATTCAGGTGATGTAAGTTGTGCAGACATCGATAGTTTTCTAACTGGTTGATTTGGTGGGTTTTCGTAAAAACCATCTATATGTGGTTTGTAAAAACCTTTATTTTTTTCATCATATTTAGTTAATTGAAATGTTTCTGGTTCTATTAAAGTAAATTGATAAAATTCTTTGTTAACTCTATCTACTAATTCAAGTATTGGTTTATATAGTTCAAAATATTTAAGGCTACCATTAAAAAAACAAATTTCACTATCTCTTATTTTTTTGTTTACCTCGCCATCTCCAATACTACCTTTGAAAACCATCTCATTTTTTTGTAGCTTAATTATGTTCTCACAAAATTCTGAAGATAGTGCTTTTTTTGCTACAATTATGTTTCTTTTCATTGTGTGACTGCCGTGTCATGGTATAAATCTGGTCTTTTGTCGTACTTATATTCTGGATAATATTGACCATCTTTTTCTATATAATGAAGAAAGACTTGACGATGCCAATCATATTTAAGTTCGTGTCTCCAATGCTCTTGAACACAACCATTATATATAACACCCTCACCAACATTTAACTTAAAAATTTCATCCTCTACATTTATCGACCATATATCTTCTTTGTGAGAGGCATCTATACAAAGAGTTACACTCACTTCACAACTGGGTCTATCTTTGTGAGGTGGACAATCTTGTGTTTTAAAATAAGTTCTCCAAAAAGAATAGGTTGGCACTAATTCTTTTCCATAAGATTCTTCTATTTTTGGTTTAATAAAATTTAGTAAATTTTCAAAAACTGGATCAGCGTACACACTTTTTGATCCAGCAAACATTTCATCTTTACTTGGTTGTATTTGATTTTCTACATGTGCCATATGCATAGACAAACATCTAGCATGGTCTTGTTCTAAAAGTTTTAATTTTTTATTGATCATCTTTTGCTACCTTATAGATAAATCTATAAGAAATAAAGATATAAGTCAAACATTATGACCAAGGAAAAGAAGCTACGAAATTACCATCAGAATCATTACTGCCTTTAGGAGAAGAGCCATTAACTTTTTCTTGAAAGTCAATATCAGCCTCTATCTCTGCTTTAATATTTGCTAGTATTGAAGAATCTATTCTGTTTTCAACCCATGTCTTAACATCTGCTTCTTTAACAGATCCATATGCAGTAAAGCTACTATCTATATTGTCTACATTCATGTCTAAATCAAAACCACCTTCAGCAGATATGCTACCAATTGTTTCACTAGTTCCTGTCAATGTTGCATCAACCCTAAGTATAGCATCAGTGTAAGTTTTTCCACTTTTTGTAATATTTTTTGTGTATAATTTATTTATTTTCCAAGCATATGTTGCCATTATTCCGTGCCTCCTGAAACTGTGCCATTATTTGTAAAAGTTACGTTTGAAAATCCTTCTATTGATTTACCTGCTGCTCCAACGGCTCCAGCAGAACCACCACTAGAACCTGATGTTGATGAACTGGTGCCAGTTGTTCCTGTAGATCCAGCAGAACCATCTGCTCCAAAATCTCCACCAGCACCTCCAGTAGCACCTGCACCACCATTTCCAGCAGAACCAGTTGATCCACTTGATCCACTTGATCCAGAATCACCACCTGGTTGATTGTTAAAACCTCTACCTAAACCACCAGCACCACCAGCACCACCATTATGTCCAGTTACTTGTGTTTGCTGTTGTTGTGATTGTGGGTATTGTCTGTAAATAGCGTATCTTATTGATTGTCCCCAACCTTGTAATTCCATAGAAACACCTATAGGACTTGATTGCTGTTGAGGACCTCGGTAATAAGTATATTGACCTTGAGTATATGATGTAGAGTTATAAGGTAAATTAACAGTGCCTGGTGGTCCACCTCCAAATCTTGCTCTTGATCCATAAGTGTTGTTAGTTGTACCTTGATAAAGTGTAAAAGCATTTGATGCTGGACTTTGGTATGGACCAGGTGAACCATTTAATCGAACCCACATAGAAGCATTATCACCTGGTGAATGTTGATAGGTTGGACCTTGTTGAGCAGTGGTCTGTTGTTGTTGTTGTTGAGAAAGATTGCCACCTTTACCTCCTCCTCCACCACCAGAGCCACCTCCACCTCCAGCTAGTAAACTTCCATTATTTACAAAAGTCACTGCTACAGAGGCTTTGAAAGCATCACCACCAGCAGATCCAGCAGACCCAGCACCACTATTAGCACTTCCACCTGATCCACCTGCTCCACCAGCACCCATGATAGTTCCATTATTTGTGATAGTAATTGTACCATCACCACCACTATCTGCCTCAAGAGCATATTCAGAAGTGTTGTTTGTTCCTAAAGTTACTGAATCTGGAATGACTACATTTTTTGGATAGTCTACTCCATAATCTGTAGATCCAAACAAGTCAGATAAGTTTTGATCTGTAGCACCAGAGGAATATGTAAATGTAAAACTTTTAGCTTGATCGTAAAAATCACTTACATCTAAAGCACCACTTTCTGGAACACCTGCTGCATCATTTGTGGCAGGATTAGAGGGATGCTTTGCTCTAATGTTTGAGCCACCTCTGTAAAGATCGCCAAGACTGATGGCACTTGAACCACCAACAAATTCTGTTCTTAACGCTGAAAACGATAGAGATTGTCCAGAGCTTGGTATCGTCACCGATTAACCTCCGTTAATAATTTGTTGCTTAAGCTGTTTTAATTCATTGCTAAGTTCTTTGACTGCTTCCATCAAAACTGCTGTTAACTTACCGTAGTCTACAGATTTTGTTTGCATCTCATCATCTGCTGTTAACACTATTTCTGGTACAATAGTTTCCATATCTTGTGCTAGAACACCAACTTGAGTTTTAGCATTTTCAACATCGTTTCTTTTGTAATAAATACCTTGCATCCTCATAACTTTTTCTAAGGCATTATCAATAGGACTTATGTCTGTCTTTAATCTTTTATCAGAAAACGCAGTTACATCATTATTAAATGTTGCAGCACCTGCAGCAGACATATCTATTGTTAAAGCAGTTATTTCACTTGTTGAATCTTGTCCTTTAATAATAAAGTCTTTATCGTCAACATCTGTGGCTATTACAAAATCACTTGAGGAATTTATAAATTTTGCGATTGTTGTGCCACCATCCTTAAAAATAATGTCTGCACCATCTGCATCTAAAGTGATATCTCCAGCAGAATCAAGTGTAATAGGATTTGCTGCTATTGTTACTCCAGTTGTACCATCATGTGTTAATGTTACATCATTGTCAGCACCCATGTTTAATATAGCAGAATCTGAGGTTAAACTTAGATCGTCTTGAACTTTTAAATCAACTACTGATAAAGACGCAAAAGCATCAGCGACTGCTGCTCCACTTCCTGCACCATCTAAATAAACTGCTTTAGCATCTCCAGGAGGAATAGTTACATTAGCACCACTACCTTGTGATATAATTATATTTTGTGATCCACTTGTTCCGTTTTCAATAATATGCACTCTTTTCATCGTATTTGGACCGATAGTGATTGTGCATGCTGAATCTAATGTACCAGTATATTTAATATACATCGCTCTACCAGCATCACTAGCTCCATCTGCTATTGTACTTGTATGAGTATCAGCATTTGTCGTTATGGCTTCTGTGCCAAATCCAAGTGCTTCACCAATTAATTCTAAATTTGTATTTGTTGATGTACCCCAAGTTCCAGATTCGTCACCTGTGGCTATCTCTTTCAACCTTAAATTATTAACATATGTTGCCATTATGCGACCCTTTCAATCCAATTAGCCAATTGATCTGGCACAATTAAACTATAAACTTGCTCCTCGCCAGTAGAGACAGTAGCACTAACTCCTGTTAAAGATAACACACAAGACCCTATTTGTGCAACTCTATCTGAAGAAATATCTGATCCAAACAAATTATCGCCCTGTAATGATTGTGTAAGTGAGAAAGTTAATCCTGCTAATCCAGACACTACAGGACTTACATCAATGATTACTGTTTCATTACCTAATCCAGTTGTTCCGACAACAGTTGTAACAGGTGCTCCAGTTGTTGTTAATAGGTCATAAACAATTGGAGTGTTAGCAGTATAACCCATCAAATTGTGATTGTAACATTGGTAATGTAAAGTAGGTGCTTTTTCTGGAACAGTTATTAAAACATGCCTGTTTGTAGCTCCGTTAAAATTTGTATCATTTACATATTCACTCTGAGTAACTTCAACGTCATCTAAATAATAAGTTATACCATTGGAATATGCAGTGCTTTTAGCTGCATCTTCATAAAAATTAATCGGATGACCATCATTACTACTATGACTTTGATCCAATTTATAGGTGTTACGTTCATAAAGATCTAATTCAACGTCTGCTGTGGCAGTTGATCCGTCAATTGCATATTTATTTGTTGACCCTTGATTGTAATAAGGATGATTTGAAGGATTACCAGAAACAACTGTAACTGTATAAGTTATTGTTGTAGCAGAATATGCACTTATTAATATTGATGCAGAAACACCAGTAGCTGAAACAACTGCTCCTGCAGTTACGGACTCATCACCAAAACCTATTGTACCAGTTAATCCAGTTTCAACAACTCTAGCTCCAGCAGCAGCCAACACATCTCCAACTGCCGTTGTTCCTGCAACTCCAGTAACACTGAATGTACATGTTCCAGTAATTGTAGGAGTCTGAACAAGAGCTGATGCAACATTAGTAGCTGGTGTTATGGTTTGCCCAACATCAGCAAATACACCACCACCCCATATGTGATCACCCCAAGCAGAGCTACCCCAACCAGATAAAAATCCAATTGTGGCTTCAAAACCAGTAACAGTTACACTTATAGGAATTGAAGCTACAGCGTTGCCAACAGACCCAGTGCTAGAAATTCCACTAACTGTTGTAACGTGCACACTGCTGGCTAACACAGTGCCTATAGATCCAGTTGCTTGTAAACCAGTTTCTACTACTGTAGATCCAGCAGTAGTGCCTTCATCACCAACGGCTGTCGTACCAGCAACACCAGTAACGGCAAAAGAGGTGTTACCAATGCCACCCCATCCAACAGCACCCCAAGTGCCTTGTCCCCAGCCGTTAGCCATAGAACCTCACAATTGTTCGGTTAAGCTATACGAATAATAGCGTTAGAAGCGTCAGCAGTTGGAAATTGAATTGTAAATGTACCAGATGTTGAAGTCTTGTTAGATGTAAAATCTAATACACAAACAGCTTTGTTACTATCGGAACTATTGTAAATTAAAGCTCCCATTGCAGTAATTGTTGCAGTTGTAAAACTTAAATCTGCAAAATCTGTGAACGCAGTAGTACCAGATGTAGTTGGATCTACTCTTGTTAAACTTGCTCCACCTGTTGTATATGAACCACTTGAGGTTACTTCACCAGTTGTAACAAGTGCAGTTGTTGCTGCACCTAATGTTGCAGTTGTTGATGATTTAGCTCCAGTGCCTTCTGCAAAAAGTGCTAACTTAAAATCATCACCACCAGAGTTTTTAAAATTGTGTACACCTTCTAATAACTCTTTTTTGAAGGAAGTACACATTGCTTGTGCTATAGCCATATTAGAGTCTCCTTATATATTCAGCCGTTTCCTTTTGACCACTTGATCTCAAGGCTTGAATTATAGTACCACGCTCTTCTCTTCTTGCCAATAGAAGATAATGATACAACACTTTTTTAAGATGCTCTCTAAATTGATTAGCTTGTTGTCTTATATGTGGTGGTGCTTGATCAGAAATACTAACTATTTTATCAACAGCTAAATCTGAAATCTGTTCATTGCTTAATCCACCTTGATCTGAAGTCTTAACATTTACACTTCCTACTTCCGAAACACTTACGTTAAACATTTTTTTTCTCCTCATATGTTACACCTGGAATATCTTCTCTACCAATTATGTTAGGCGTTGCATCCAATGGTTCTGGTGGTTCTAATTTTGATTTTTTTGTAATTAACATACTACCTTGTGTTGTAGTAGAAACAAGTGGATCATCAAGTCTATGATAGCCATACAGTTTTTGATCCTCTGAAACATTAGTATCTAATAAAGAAGAATTATTTGCTATGTGTAACTTTATTCCCTTTGATACTGCAATTGCCAACCAAAATTCACAACAAGCTCTACCTGCTTCTGCAAAGTTAACTGCCTTGTGTGTAAAATCTATACCGTATAAATGCAAATCAGAGACTTCTTCTGCCACTGCATAAGCAAGTGCATAAGCAACCGTATTGTTAAGATAAGCATATTTAGTTTTTTTAAGCACCTTTTGTAGAGGATATTCTACAACATCAGGACATCTCTCATCTAATGTACAAGAAAAAATAGGTACATTGAGTTTAACTTTTAATCTATCTGACATTATATTAGTTTGCTTTCCTGCATTAGGTGTGTCAAGAAATCTTGATGGAGGGTCCATCATAAAACACTTGTCATGGTATATTACACCTGACATTGCATTAATAGCCCATACCTCATCAAATTTTTCACTTCTAATTTTGGCTAATATATATTCTGAAAAACTATTGCCAAGACCAACAATAGCTATGCTTTTGTTTTTCATTTTTGCTACCTTTATTGTTTTGGAATCCTAACTAATCCCTCTCTATATGCATCTGTATTTTCTTGTGCCTCACCATATATCTTTAGTCTGCTCATGGCTTCAGTAAATCTTGCAGTATATAATTGAATTAAATCTGACTCACCTTTCATAAAAGTATATGCTTCAATTAAACTAGCATATAATAAAGCATCAGGAGCATTAGTGCTTATCCAAGTGCTGCCTGAGTCATCCGTTGTAAGCGATGCAGGTCTATAATAGTAATGCAATTCCACTGCATAGCTAGAATCTGGAGTTGGAGCCACAATAAAATTATCGACATCAAAAGATGAATAAAATCTGGGAGTACCTGTGGTTGCAGGATTTGGTGTAAACTCTTGTATGAAATTAACATCTTTTTGTAAAAGAAAAATATTTGTACTGTCTTTTACAAAAGATAATGAAAAAGTTGCAAGATAATCAGAGGGCTTCTGCAAAAATTTATTACTAGCTGTCATCGTTCCAGTAGCGTTTTTTCTAAAGTAATCTAAATCAACAACTTTAAAAATTCTTTCTTCAGCATTTTTAATAAAAAAAGGTATTTCAGCTACAAATACAGACTCATCGTTTTGAGTCCATTCTTTAATAGAATTTGTTAAAGTTGTTAATGTAAAACTCATGTTATGCTCACTGTAACTGTACCAACCGAAGCTGTAGCACTAAAACTTGTTAATAAACTTCCTAAGTTACCTAATCCAGTATTAGTATAAACTATAAACTTTTTATTGTCATCCTCCACATCTGGTCTAGCATCTCTTATTGCTTCAAGATCAGTTCTTATTCTTGGTGGTGTTAGTTGTGGATGTTTTTCTTCATATTCGTCATATCCAACAATGCTACCATTCCATTCTTTTCTCATATCTTTAATACGATAACGAAATCCAGACCTGTCAGATATCCTATAAGCATATTTACCTTTAGCAAAAGCCATTAGCCAACCTTATAGTAATCAAGTTTTGGAGTAATACTAAAAGAAGATCTATCTCTATCTTCGCCTATTGCTCTCTCAAACTCCTCTTCATACACAGTTTTGAGTAATTGTATTCTGTCAGGAGCTCTTTTCATTGCAATATAATATGCAAGTCCAGCAGTTAAACACGGAAAAAATCTAAATGGTATCTCAAGTGTGTTAACTTGTGTGTCTGCATCCTGCATTCTAGTTAAAGCATCATAAACCAAAACATCTGTGCTATTTTCTGGTGTAGGATAGAGTTTTAAATTAGGTGTTATTTGTCTATCAAGAAAATATTGTGTTGGTCTACCAGTAGTTGATTTAGTTGGAATGTTAATGTAAGTGTCCCTACTAATTCTACTCATGCTAAAATCAGTTCCACTTCTTCTGACAACAACAGATAGGACATCAATAATGTCAGTATTGAAACTGTATTCAGTTGTTCCTGATGTTAAAGCTTGAGTTCTTTGTTCGATGGTCCATTGATTCAAGCCACGATTTGCCCATTCAGCTAACATGATGTTCATTGAACGTCTAGCTGTTTGCAAATCGTAGCCTGTTCTAGCTTGTAAACCACATCTCTCAAAAGCCTCTTCAATGTACTCTGCTACATCTAACTCAAAGTTTGTGGAACTTGAGGTTGTCATTAGGCTTTACCACCTTTTTTCATTTTTTTAGCCATGCCACCACCACGCATTTTCTTTGCAGCCATGCCACCACCTCTCATTTTTTTTACTTTGCCACCCATCATCATTTTAGCAGCTTTAGCCATGTCTTTTGACATGGACATCATTTTTCTTGGACTCATTGCCATTTTAGTCTCCTTTTAAGTTGGTTATAGTATTTTTGTCTTTGCTCATAAATTTCTTCAACATTGTACTCATTATAATATTTATCATAATAACCAAGTTTCATCAATTTATTTGCACTTTCTTGAAGCTTTGTTAATCTTTGCACGAATATCAAAGCATATTCCTCATCTACTATTTCTGCAAAAGTGCCATCATCAATTAGCTCATTTACATCATCGTCAGGGTGGAATCCCATTAACCAAATATCATTTTGGTCAAATTTATCTTCATGTATTAATCTATTCAAAATAGTCAAATTATTGTGAAATATTTCATTATTTTCATAAGATAAATCAACAACTATAACTAAATCTTTAGAATCATGGAATTTATTTATTAAAGTATATACTATGTCATAACTTTCTGTGGTTTTTAGTGCAAAACCAACTTTATTATTTTTCCAAGCAGACTTTGCATAAGGACATGAAGGTAAATTGTTATAGTTTTTATTGGGTGTTTCTAAGGCATACTTTGACCAAGATTTAATTTCTTTAAAAATTTTATGCTCTTGTATCATTTTTTCTTTTTTCTCCTAGCTGCTTGAACTCTTCTAGGCTTACCTGCTGGTTGACCTAATCTTTTCTTTTGAGCTATACGTTTTCTTTTTTCAGAAGCTGACATCTCAGATCCAGTTTTTGGAGTTTTACTGGATATTCTTTTTGATGGTCTGCAATAAGGTGTGCCACGTTTTTCACCTTTTTGTCTGCCACAAGGCTTGCCAGTTCTTTGATCCTTCCAATCTTCTTTAAACCATCGTTTAAGTGATAAACCAGCTTTTGTTTTACGAACAGCCATTATCTAAACTTTGTTACTTTTCGTCTATTATTCATAACTACACCACAACCTCGTGCAATGTTTGGATTTTTTGTTTTTCTTTTCCTAGTTTGTTTTGGAACAGAGCCACCATTTTTAAACATTTTAGTAACATTACCTTTTGAATCTACAGTAAATTTAGCTCTAGATGGTCTAGAATCAAACATCTTATTAACTTTTCTAATGGCTTTTTCTATATTTTTTTTATTAAATTTTGGTGTAGTTCCGACTTCTTCAAATTTGACATCACCACCATTAGCCATTTGCACAACGCCACCCATTGCTTTTTTCTTAGCTTTCTTTTTACCACCAGTTCCGTAATTCGCTGCTCCTACCTTTCGGCATTTAGCAATGGCTCCTGATGCATAAGCTGATGGAAAAACTCTATAACGAGCTTTTACTTTATGATAACAAGCGTCTTTAGGCATAATATCTTCCTTTCAATACTTTCCAACAGGTACACCAATATTTTCTCTTCATACATTGAGGACAATCACTTAGTGGTTTTCCTGTTGCTCTTAGAACTTCTCCTTTTTTTAGAGGCACAATGTGCTTTTTCAGAAAATCCTTTAGGTCTTCTGCAATTGATTTTCCTCTTTCTCTCATTGCTCCACTTCCTTTTTTGGGGAGGTTTTGACACTTGACGTGACATTTGTGACCTGCCCATAACCATTAAAAAAACTTCTCAAGAACTGCTACTCCTATAATTACTCCATAGATACCCCACAAACGAGTATCTAATTTGTTAAGTTTGTTATTAATACCGTCAAATCTAGCATTACATACAGACTCATGTTTTTCTAACATTTTTAATAATTCTTTACTCGTCATCTAACACTTCCATCTTCTTCTTGCTTGTCTTAACCTACTATTAGGATTTTTGGCTGCTTTTGGAAATTTCTTCATTTGTCCAGCAGATCTAGCACAAAATGACTTTCTTCTTTTTGCAGCCTTACTACCTGGTTTAACTTTTCCTGTTACGGCAGTCTTAAGTTTACTGCCAGGATTGTCACGTTTATAACGTGCAACCCCAGCTTTAGTCATACCTGCTCCACTTTTAGTGGAGCGAAAGTATTTTTTAGTTTTAGGAGGCTGTTTATCCTGCTTCCTAGTCATTAATAGCTCTTTCTAACCTGCATAATTACAGTGTAAGTATCTGCTGAACTATGTCCTACAGTTGTAAACTTAATGTCACCAGTGACACCAGAACTAGCAGGATTTACCAAACCACCGAAAGATGTGTAATCGTGATGTCCACTTTGATTTTCACCAAGTTCTATACAAAAATCGTCAGTTGTAGCATCAAATAAAACTTTTACTTTCATGCCATTGCACTGCCACCACATTTTTTCAATTGTAGCTCTTGTGCAAGCTTCACCACGAACATTTTTTTGTAATGCAGAAACATCAACTTTTGTTACTGCGTCTTCACCACTCCCGTCAGAGATATTAGTAAATTTAAAAACAGCAATCTGATTACCATCTTGTAAGGTTTGAGAGGTAACTGCGTCTGCCATATTACTCTCCTATTATTGATCAGCGAAAGCAGGTGCTGTTGTTGATGTAACAGTGCCAAATATTTGATAATTAGTTGTATCTTTACCTACAATCGTAATATCAAATGCTTGTGGCACATTTAATTGTACACTACTGTTTGAGCTGCCATTTGAAAACACAGTTGCATTATCTGCGTTTGTGTCTAAATGAGTGATTCCACCAATATAAAAGTTTGTGTTACCAGGTGTGATTATAAGAGCATCTGTTGCATCAGCAGCTCCACCTGCATAGACAAATCTAAATACTGATCCAGCCACAGGTGCTGGAAGTGTATATGTATTGTCTTGAGTTCCATCTGGTACAAGTAAAATTCTACCACTATGAGTAGCATTTGTAAGAGTTACATCACCATCAGATAGACTTACTGGACCATCTCCAAATGTTGTTATTTCTGTAATAGCTCCAGTAGTTGTATTTTTGCTGACAGTTTTGATCGTACTTTCAGATCTTAAAGGTCCTGAAAAGGTTGTATTAGCCATGATTATCTCCTTGTCTTGGCAAATGTCGAAGTTGATTCTTCGTCAAGGTATTTTAAGTATATACAAAAAAAAGGGGTCTGAAAAGACCCCTTAATAAAAAACGAACAATTGTTCGCTTATGCTCCTGGTGAACCAAACACACATCTTGGATCTGAAAAACCAAAGGCATAACGCTCTCTAGCTTTGTATCTCATATTACCAGTATCGAAATCAGCTTCCATACTTGTACTTAATGGTGTTCTTTCAAAATACTTGAAACCATTAGGTGCATCTGTCTTTAAGAAAAACGCATCTGTGTCTGTTAAGAAATGGTTAATTGTATAACCTTCTGGTAACATACCCATATTTTTAATTGCGTTTAAATCATTGTCAGAAGTACCTGTTCTTAATGTTGATTCAAGTAATCTGTCAGCAACAAATTGTAACGCTGGTGGAACAATAAGCTTCATACCTCTTAAAGCCACAATCATATTTCTCTCATCAACAAATTGTGAAATGTCGATAAGAGCATTTTCTAATGATGTCTCATTAAGGTCTGCAGCGACTGTAAATTCATTTCTGAATGTACCACCACCACCTAAAGGATGATCTGTTGCACAAAGCTCTTTACCATCACCACCTGTGAAGCTTGAATCAAACGCATTATTCAATACTGCAGCAGCTTTGATTTGCTTTGTATGTGACATTGATCTTGCTAACGCTCTTGTATATCTTCTACCAAGTTGATCATACAAATTGTCTTCCATTGCTTCCTCTGTAAGTGCGAAAGCTAATGAAATTGTTTCCATTGTATAACGTGAAGTATATACTTCGTTTGCATCGTCAAATGCTACACCAGCACCTTCAGATTTTGTTTGTGCATTACCAAAACCAGAAAGCATAACTTCTTCTTCGAATGCTCGATCTGAAGTTTCTGTCTCAAATATTTCAGTATGCTGATTGTCGTAACGATCATATTCCATGCCGAATAAAGCGTTAAGACCAGGTTCTAACTCTTTGACGAGTTGTGCTCTTGAAATAGCCATAATCTAATCTCCCTTACGCTAATCCTGCACCCTTTTGTCCAAATATGCTATTTTGAATAACTACTTGAACATTGGTTGCATCGGAACTTACATCGCTGTTCTCTGGATCTTGCGAAATATCAATCGCTTTCAGAGGTAAACCAGCAGTGGTCGCACCTGTTGTTACATCCAATTCTGCACCTGATATACCAGTAACAGTAGAACCTGCACTTGTATATACGATGTCAAAATTACCAAATAAATCTGCAATAGGAAATGCAGCATCACATTGAATCTCATAGATAACATTTGGATCATCTATAATAAAAGCTTCAATGTCAGAAGCATTTGTACTTGCAGGATAAAAGTTAGAAAAAGTTTCCTTTTTCGTGGTTGGGTCAGTAAACCTACAACCATTGAACACTCCAACTATTGGAACAGTACCACCATCTGCGTGTACTTCAACAGTACCACCAGTGACTTGAGCAACCATGTCACCTTGGAAAATAGCAGTTCCGTAATTGGCAGCGATTCTATATCGGCTTTGTCCACCATGAAAGGCTTGTCCACCTATCATTTTTAAAGGACGCATTCCAAAAGCAGCATCTTGATTTGCCATTTTACACTCCTGTAAATTTAATCATTTAAAATTTTCTTCCCACCAAATCGAACTTGTGATTTTCTTTCTGGCTTTAAGATTCTACCAGCAGATGATTCTGGTTGGTTAGCCAACTCTTGATCATAAACTGACATTTGATTTGAAGTTTTTTTGGCGAAATATTCATTTCGACTATCAGCAACTTCCTCTGGGACTCGTGCTAATAATAAACCTCCTTGACCAATTACTCCAGCATTCTTGCCTTCATCGACCACAGGGGTGTCAAAATCAGGATACTCCTCTGCACGTACTAATTCATATCCTTCTCTTCTTCGTTTATAGACATTTTGCTTATCGTCAAAATCCATAACACGTTCTCTTATCCACCTGTGTTTATACCCCACAGGAGCTTCGGGTGCATCTAAGGTTGAAGGCGGCTTCCAATCAACTTTTCTTTCCTGTTTTTCACGAGTAGCAGACTCTCGATTTGATCTATCAGCCATCTTATGCTCCTTTTTGCAATTTGAGTTTTTGTTGTGCATATTTATCGTATGGCACACCAAGTCTATCAGCAGTGCGTCTTTCACTTTCAGTTAAGACCACTCTCTGTTTACGTCCAGTTTTGACAGAAGCTCTGCCATTGACAGGTGCAACAGTTTGGACATTACTATTGCTCTGATCTTGTGGAAACAACTTAGACATTTCTTTATCTATCTCTTCATAGTATCTGTCATCTGTAGCATCATACATAGTTGATACTTTTTTATCAGCTAACATCAAAGCTAAGTTCTTTTCAATTTCATCATCTTTACCATAC